TATTCATAGTCTCTGGTTTGGCTACAAATGGTTCGTCTCCACCGTCTCTTTGTGGAAGACCCAGTGCCACTCTTGCCTCATTAGGCATCATAATCTGTGTTTTTACATATCTTTCAAGAATTTGTGATTGTGCTATTTCATCTGTCAAAGTAAGTTCATTAAACTTAAACTCTAGTACGTCTTGTTTCTCGCGTATGATCTTATTAATTTGTTTTTCTAGTTGAGCCTGTGCTGGTCTGGCTACCTGCTCTTTAAATGTTCTATCTTGAGCCAATGCTGCTGCAATTGCCCCTGAGTCTGATCCACCTAGTTTTGAAAGCGGTACTTGATGTGCCACCAAGATGTCATCACGGTTTTGTTTTCTATATTCCTTAAATGATCCCTCTTGTACCCCAGATTCAATAGGTTCCATCTTAAACTCTACCTTGTTATTTTCTGTATCTCCAGGAAGAGGTATGTACAAAGTTCTATGGTTTTGACCCTTTAATCCAGTTTGTAAAAATCTAAACATCTTGTCTTCTGCGTCTGCAGATAGTTTGGCACCCTTCATAGTTACTACGTATCTTGGAACTGCCTTGTTACCAAAGTAGTCAATATTGTATTGTGAAGCCAGTTGATCACCGTGTAGAGATGATATTGCTGAAATAATGTCTGGAACACCATAGAATGTGTTTAATGGTGAGTATTGTTTAAAATGAATAATTTCGTTTGGTCTACGATCTTCAGTTACTGGGTTTGAATTTGTAGCACCAAAGTTTCTAAAGTAAACTACCTTGTTTGCAATAACCTGTACGTATCCATCTCTTAGTCTGCGACAACGCATTGTGGTTGCTGGAATATGACCAACGTATCCAATTTCACCACGAGTGGTTCTACCAATTTCCATGTATCCATTACCAATTGCTTGAACATCTGTGTATATCTTTTCCATTGTTGTGGTAAAAGAGTCATCTGCGTTTAAACTTTCTAGCCAATCACGTAACTCTACTTTTGCTCTTTCAATTCTGTTTCTTGCACGACTTACTGATTCGTCATTTGAGGAATTCTCTAATTTGAGCATTGTTCTTTTTGATATATCAAAATCATATCCCAAACCTACAATATTTTCAACCTTAGCATCAATGGCTGCATGGTTTGCAAAGGATGTGTCATAGTAGTTGGCAAGTTCATAAACATTCCATGGTGGTGTGATTACGTCAAATAGTCCATAACCATTTCTAAATACGTTACCAGGATTTATCTGATTAGAGCGAGCACCATCAATACCTTGTGGAACTGCAATTGATCTGTCAATATAAGATTGTTGGGTTGTATCTACTAGAGCCTTGGACATTCTTGCTGCACGACGTTTAAAGTTATTATCCAAACCAGAATAGTTTTTTAACTCTTCCCAGTTTTTGCTAAATGGGTCTGAACTAGCAAATGCATTAACTGCTTGTTCGTTTTCGTCTATCCTAGCACCAATAACATAGTTAAATTCTTCACTCATTATTCTTCATCGCCATATTTTGCAATTGTTGCTTTGGCTGCTGCTACTGCACCAAGATCGTTAAGGTTAGGGATTAGTCCTGCTTTCATTCTATCTACTTGTTCAGAATACTCTTCGTCTGATACTCTTCCCATACCTGGAAAAAATACAGCCTCTCCATCTGGTTCTCCATAATATGCTGCTGTCTTTTTTATTTCGGCTAAAGCGGCAATATCGTGTTTTACGGCTGGTATATTTAAAATATTACCCTCTCCATCAGTGAACCACTTACCATTGGCTCTTTTCCAAACATAAACGCCCCAATCATAGTTTTTTTCAATAAAGGTTATTTTAGAGTCGCCAATTTGGCCTTTCATACGAGGTTTTCTTTTTTTGTTTGGATTTTGATTATTCATAACCATTAGTATACCATATTATGTTGGATTGAGGATATATTGTTGCCACGAGGAACCAATATGAATAGGATTATCGTAACTTTGTGTCAACAACTGTCTTTCTCCATCATTTCCAACAATAATTTTGTTAGTTCCCATGTATGTTCTGTAAATATTTGAAGAAGTATCTCCAAAATCTGAAGAAGATGTCTTAATCAATACACCAAACCACAAATATCCTTGATTCCAAAAATCCCAGTCAAAGTCAAATGGATCTTCTGCTCCAAGGACGTATTGCTGTTTTACCTCATCCCAAACTCTAGTGATAGAAGATTGTTTTTGTTGTAAACCAGTTAACCTATAATATGATATATGGTTATAAATTAATGGACCATTTAAATTTATGGATCCAATAAAAGAATTAAACGTTAAGGCGTTAGCAAAAGATATGCTTAAAAAATACCAGTTTTTGTTATCAATTACAGGATTTGCTACCAAAACACCATTTAAATAATAAGATATGCCGTTTTGTAGTTGACCAGTTTTTGAATCTATTGCGTATATTTTTGCTCTTTGTCCAGAGTTGCCATTTGCAACCATGTAAAAAATAATAGACGAATTAACTGTATTTACTTGAAATATTTGAGTTGGAGTGTAAGTAAAATCATTATTATCATTTTTAATTGCAATCTGAATAGTAGATACAGAAAATTTAGCGTCTTTGTTTTCATTTATTGGCATACTGATACCTCTATTTTGATAAGAGTTAAAGTCTCCCTTTAATTTTATTCCAGAATACCTTGTTAGATGTAGGTATGGATTAGATTTTTTATAAATGCTAATTGGATTTTTACCAGCATAATCATCATATATTCCATTTTTAATATATGGATATAATTTGCTACCAGACTTTGTATTAATGGGTGTAGAAGAGTTTTGATTTAAAGATCTAGATGATAATTCTAGATTTTTAATTTTTATTTTTCTATTGACAGTTGACTTTACATTAAAATTTAAATGTACGGATATAGCCAAATCTTCAAAATCTACAGATGATGGTGGGTAAATAATGGTGTCGTTTTCTACTAAGAATATAGTGTTTTGCCAATCTGGATAGTTATCAAGATTTAAGATTCCGCTTTTTAATGCTGGTGCAATTTTTGTAAAGGATTCAAACTTTTTATTTATTCCTGTATTTATAAACTGAAAAGATACATGTGATTTTACTAATGAATTTGTAGAGTCATACTCATAACTTAGATCTGATCTGTTATATTGTAAATCATCATAATTATTATACCCTGTAAAAAGAGAGTTATCTAAAACTTCGTATGTTTGCTGTATAGGAAGTGCAAATTTTTCATCTAACTGACCGTATTTCCATCCACCAGCGTCTTCTACTGCTTTAAAAATAGAAGGTGAAGGAAAATTGATGTTATATTGAATATAATCTAAACCATACTCTTTTTTACCAGACGAGTTTGTTGTGTATTTTGCAAAATATTTTAGTGGAACATAGTCTTCCCAGTATCCAGAAATACCCACGTCTAAATAATACTTATTGTACCTAACTGTTGGACTTAAAGTATAACTTGCTAAATCATATAACATATGACTATGAATATTAGCGTTATCTTCAAGTATTCCATTATTTTCAAAGTGCATAGCAAATATTTTATGATTATTTTTTGTTGAAAATCCAAATCTATACATTTTTTTATTAAAGCAAGAATCATTATTTTCATTATTTAACAGTATTAACTTTAAAACATTTTTGTTGCCAAAGAAGGTGGAAACATCTTTTCCAAAGTACGATGTCATCTTTTCTAAATCAACACCAATTTCTAAGTACTGATCTACTATATATTCGCTTTGATGCAAAGTTGTTTCTGTTCCAGACACATTAATTTTATAAAATATATCTCCACTATCTGTTGTATATATTTTAAAGAAATCTGAGTTATTTTTATTCTTAATCATAACAAGTGTTGAGTTTAATAAAGAGTCTGTTTTAAATATTCCATGAAAAGATTTAATGTCATCGTTTAAAATATTAAGATTTTCAAATACAAAAGAACCGTTTTGATCTGCAAAAGTTACAAATGGAAAGTCTTCATTTTGTAGAGCATACAATTCGTCATACCAATCATCAATGTTTTCAACACCTATATTGGGCAAACTGTAATCTGGATTACTTAAATAACTATTTGTTACATTTAGGTTATCCATCTTTCCCTGTTGCCATTTTCCAATATTGGGATAGTCGTAGTTTGTTCCATAATTAGAAAATGAATAATCTATAAATGCTGACTTGCCACTATATGCAGAATCCACTGACTCAAGAGATTTAACTGCTTGTCCATATACCCATCTTTTTTTTGCAATTATTTCTGGAACAACGTATGGATAGATTGCAAAACAATCTAATTCAAATGGATATATATTCGCATAACAATAAAATCCTAGCCAATCTTGATCTTTATCAGACTCATCTAATTTAGATGACAACTCTATTGTTAAATTATCTATGTCAATATCAATAACCTTTTCGCCATTTAAAAATAAAAACACTTTACTTTCAGAATAAACTATTTGAACTAACATTGGTCTTGCCCATTCACCAACATATGTTGATTTAAATTGATTTCCAATAACTAATGTTAAAAAGCAATCATCAACGTACAAACCATCATTAGAGTTAATTGGTCCAAATATCCTTTTACTCTCTAAGGTGTCAACTCCAAACCTTAACCACATTTCTACGGTATATGTACTATATCTACCAGATTCGTTTAAGAATCCAAAACCTGGAAAAATTATAGATGGCTTTGCTGTTTCGTCTTCATTTATATTAGGATATATTTTAGTAACATTTGAAGCACCATAAACCATAGGCACTCCAAAATTTTGTGCATAAATCTTGTTATTGTTTACTAAATAATATCCATAATTTGTATCAGATCCATATGATTTTGCCACAATGCCTTGTGATGACTCTATTGATATATCAGATGGTATAGATATTACATTTGAACCCATAGAGTAATTATTAAACTCTTCAGACCATTGACCCAAGGATAATCCATTAAGTAAAAACTCGTATTCTTCGCTACTGTTTAAACTTGCTGAATATCCTATTTTAATAACTATCTGCATTGTTGTATTTTGATTGATTTTGTTAAATGTTTCTGATAGTAAAAACCATTTTCCACTTACTGATATTGGTACGTTTTTTAAAACTTCTACAGACTCGCTAGTGTTTACATCTGTATATTTAAATCCTATTGCCACAGATTTTAAGTGTAAACTGTTTGAATAAAAATAACAAGATAAAACAAAAGTGTCTAAGTCTGAATTAAAATCTAAAAAATTTATAACATTGTTGCTAGTTAACGTAGCAACTTTATCTAATGTTGTTGATGGTACACCAACCATTTTATAGAGTGATTCAGAAGTAAATGGCTGAGATGGCAAACTAGTTTCTTCTGAAATAGTGCCATTAGTTATATCCCAAAGACTAATATCTTTATCTGTATTATCTAACAGCATTACATAGTCTGATTTATCGTCTAATGCCCACAATGCTACTGGATGCTCTGAAAAAATTTTTTCTGCATAAAGATTTGATGGGTTAGACATAGGTTCTCCTAGTCTATTTTATCACACAATACGTGTAAACCAACGAGGTAATGTAAACCTTGTTCCCTTAATTATTGGCTTGACACCATGAACAAAACTTGGATTGTCTGGAAAGCATAATAAATCTCCTGGTTCTGGTTTAAAAGACATTTCATATTTTGGAAAGTATATGTCTCCTCCATCATAGTCACTGTTTAGATAAACTAAAGTTGCTATATCGTTGGGTCTTGAAGCATCAAAGTGTTCGTGCATGCCCTTGCCTTCAACAAATTTTGCAATGTGTGTTTTTTCGTCAATAAAATTTTCAAACTTAAAATCATAATTATTTAATACAAAGTTGTAAACATTATGTGCAACATTTTGAATTTTGCTAAGAATTTGAAGATCTAGCCCTTCTATTTCATGATACGTATGAACTGTAAACTCTTGCTCTCCATTACCATAATTAGAAAACAAATCCTCGTGTTTTTTTGCATATTCCGTTACCAAACCTGCTTCTTGAGGGTTCATAAAACCCTTAACATACTTGATTTGAGACTTAAAATCTTCCATGTTTAACCTATCTTTATTTCACAAACATCTGTAGTACAGTATGCTTCACCCTGTGCTTCTAGATTCTCTACCCCATCGTAGATAGCGTCCCAGTTGATTTTAGCAATCTGTCCTACATAACTATTATACTCTTCTTCTGTAATTTCTGTATAAGGTTGTTGTGGATATACTGTGTTTCCCATAGGCAGGAATGATACCGCTTTTAATTGTCCTTCGTACATATGTAGTGCTGGAGCAACGTGTTTAGACTCTGTTTCTTTATCAAATGAAAGTGTTACAGACACTCCATTGTCAGACCAATATTTTTGAGCAGTTGCAGCAAGTGCAATTTTTTCAAAAAGGCTAACATCTTTTTCTGCTCTTTCATGTTCTGAAGCAATTGGAAAATATACAACCTTTGTATTTGCAGATACAACATCATCTTCTATTTTATATCCAGCAGCCTTAAATAAATGAATCATAGGATCGGAGTCACCAAATCTAATTGCTCTCATAAAGAACTTTCCACCTGGACCCCAATGAACTCCTGGAGTTGCACCAGAAAGAATACTTACGCTGCCTGATGGCTTTACTGTTGTGACTCTTATTGATTCACGAACACAAAGCCATTCTGAATATTGATGATCATATTTTTTAATATTTAAATATCCTTCGTCCATCCATTCACGAACTATAGGCAAACCATGTTTGTCTGAAAAGGAAGCAATACCTGTAAGCGATGTTCCAATTCTTCTATTACGTTGCATAATTCCATTTGTTTGTTGCCAATGTGTTGGAACAAGAGTTACCGTTTTACCATAAAGATATGCAAACTTTAAAGTTCTTAAGAAATCTTCTTTATTTTCATGTCTATTTAAATGAACTTCAACTAATGTGCACAACTCGTATGATTCCAATGGTTGTTCAGCACATGGGTTAAATCCCATTACTCTGTAGTCTTTTCCATCTGCTGGATCTTTTAATCTACCGTAATTTCTAGCAACATCTAACCAAATAAAACCTGGTTCTCCATTATTAACTATTAAATCTACATAGTCTTCATACTTAGTTCCAACTGTTGCTGAGATAGAGTTATTAGACATCCAAGCCCAACCTGGATTATCTGAATCAAAAGAATTTCTTTCTGGAAAAACCTCTGGATTTTTTAAATTAATAAAATCTTTATCTCCAGCAGAACCTAGTGCTAAGGTTGCTGATCTACGAACATTTCCTGCAACTACACATGTTCCAATTAAGTTAACAATGTCTACTATTGCTCTGGCATCAAGTTTTTCACCAATTCTTCCACCAATCACCCTATTAATCTGATTGTGTAATTTAATTAATGGTTCTGGTCCTGACGCTACCCCGCCAAATCCTTTAATTGGAGAGCCAAAAGGTCTTATTAATTCATAACTAAATTTTTGTTTTGCTTGACCTGTTCTTAGGTATGAGTTTAATAATAATCTAACAGACTCTACCCAACCTTCTCTGGTATCTGGAATTTCATAAATTGAATCAACTTCTGATGGTGCATAGATTGAAAATTCTTTATCTTGTCCAACGGTATCAAATCCAACTCCAATACCAAGCATGAGAGCGTCCATAACCCACGCAAACAGTGCTCCTGGGTCGTTTCTATCAAGATCCTTAGTAGATACCATGGCACAGTTTTGAAGGGCTGCAGAGTTCCTTTTTTCCATTGTCATGGGGGTTCCAAAAGCCCACATACCACGACCTGGCGGGGTCCACTTAAGATTAAACATACGATCAAATGCTTCTTGAGCAGACTTTTGAGCCTTGTAGTCGTTCCAAGGTAATCTGTTTTCTTTTGCATGATTCTTTTGTACTGAATACATGCCTTCAATTACACGCTTACAAACTTCGTGCCATCTTTCTTTAGTTCCATCTTCTTTAACGCGGGAATAGGTTCTTATAAAAGTAATTTCACCTAATGAATTGTTTCCAGCATCGTTAAATCCAAATGGGCTATCCATGGTTGTGTATTTTGTTACAAAATCCTCTGGAAGTTTAAAACTAAAAAAGTCTGACATTGATTTCTCCTAATTAAATGAAATTGAATAAGTACTAAGTATAGCAGAGTTTATTAAAATTAAAAACACTACTTTTATTTTATTTGTGCGTTAGTGAAATGACATTGCTGTATGTTGTTTTGGACTACAACGTTCACATAGTTTGTATGTATTTTTAGTATAAGGACAGGTAGTTGAATTTATTTTGTGTCCAAGAACAAAACAGATCAACTTATTCATGCTAGTGGAACCCAATGCTGAAGTTCATCGCCATTCATATACATTAATGGAGACACGTCATAAGCAAGTGTAATTCTTGGCTTATCAAAAGGCCAAGGACCTATTCCATGCGGATGTCCAGTTTCAGATAAAATTAACCTATTGTTTTTATTTACATTTTCAATAGGAACTGCTTCATGTCCACCAATTTTATAATATGTAACAGATGGCTCTGCATCTATACAGTAATATCCATGAAAATTAGGTACACCTTTACCACCTAAATGATCATGATAATGAGTTTCTTCTTCTAATGGTGGATTAACCATTGCGTCTGTATTAAACCAACCCTGAACCATATAATATTGTTTTTTATAATCTATATTGTAGTATTCACATGCTTCAATTGTTAAATCTCTAATTGCAGAAAAAACATTATATATTGCTGGATTATAACATTGAAAAACATTAAACTTTGTTCCTAAATGGTGTACTCCTTTTATAGAATTAGCGTATTCTCTTGTTACCTTTGGATATACTCCAGAAAAAAGATCTCTTTCTACTTTTAAAAGATATGTAGACAAGCCCTTTAAATCATTTTGTAAATGTTTATCAAAAAATTTATGTGGTGGTTTATTATTAATCATATTAGTGGTATCCAATGCTGTTCATGTTCTTTGCCTACGTGTTTTAAATCATCCAGAGTCATAACATCATATGCAACGGTAATTCTTGGACCTTCCCAATCCCAATCGCCCTGAGCGTGTGGATGACCCATTTCTGAAAATATAGCACGATTATCTATGTTTTTATTTTCTATATTTTTACCAAATACTCTATAATAAGTTGTGGATGGTTCTGCTTTTACGCAATAATACCCATGAAAATTATCTGGAGCACCAGTATGACCATGATCATGCCAGTTTAACTTACCTTTTGTTTTATGGTTAATGTTAAACCATCCTTGCAACATAAATTTCTTTTTTTCAAAATCTATTTCATAATACTCACAAGCCTCTTTTGCCATATCTTGAATATTTTTATACAGATTGTATATGCCATCAATATGAAATTGAAACACGTTATACTCTCTCCATTTAACTGTAGAGACACTTCCAGATTCCTGCCAAAAATCTTTAGAATTAACTGGTGTGATTCCATCTAATTCTACTTTTTCAATCATTTGATATCTGTCAATTAACTCGTTGGCTAAAATATCTAAATCATTGTCTAGCGTTCTTTCAAAAAATTTATGTGGTTTTAAAGATTGACTAATACCACTTAGTTCTGGTGGTGGTCCCTGATGCATTTTTACCCTATCTGTAGTATAGATAGTATATCATATTTAAATTAATCTACTGGATACATGTGATAGATTAGTATTCCGTCTACATCTACTAAGCCAAAGACTTCTCTACCAAACTCAATAACATTTCTTTTTTCTTTAATACATTCTACTTTTGTTACTAATTCATGAACTTCTTGATCCTTAATAACCTTAACTAGCATGTCTCCAAGAACAACGTCATCTGGCCTGACCATTAAATATTCATTATCTCTTAATACTAAGACATCTTCTGTGTTACTTATTCTATTTAAAATATTATTGTTATAAACAGTTGTATTATCTACTTCATGAACCTTAACATATGTTACTTTAGAATTAATATTTTTAACATTTTTCAAAGATGTAGATTTCCACTGAGTTATAGTATTTATATTAGCAATAGGCATTTCTTCAAATGTTGAAAGAACCAACGTATCTTTGTCTGTTATGTCTTTTGCTTTTTTGTATCCATCAATAGTTAACACAGATGATTCTTCATCTATACATGATGGTGAAAAACCAAAAACTCTGAATGGTGAGAAACCAAATACTCTAAATGGTGAAAAACCAAATACTTGGAATGGTGAGAAACCAAATACAGCAAATGGGGAAAATCCAAATACTTGGAATGGTGAGAAACCAAACACACCAAAAGGTACGAAAGAAAATGTTGTTGTTACTTCTGCTGATAATGCAGAAAATTCTGAGTTTCCGTTAGCATTAGTTGCCCGAACCTTGTACCGTTGTGTTGTTCCTGCTTCTTGCCCTACTGTTACGTTAAGTGTAGTTCCAGTGTTACCTGATTTAGAATCGTTTGATTCCCAATAATAATTTGTTATTGCAGAGCCACCGTTTGCTGGTGCACTCCATGAAACAACGTCTGCATCAGCATTTGGTGATGCTGCAGTTGGTGCTGCTGGTGTTGCTGGAACAGTTGTTGCTGTAATTGAATTTGATGCTACTGATTCACCTGATGTTCCGTAAGTATTTGTTGCAGTTACTTTAAAAGTATATGCTGTATCTGATTGTAGACCTGTAACTGTAATTGGAGATGATGCTCCAGTGCCTGTATAACTTCCTGGCGTTGATGTAACTGTAAAAGAGTTTGCTGCATAGGTAGGGTCTGCTGTAAATGTTACTGTGGCTGCACCATTGTTAAATGCCCGCCCTGTTCCAACGTTTGTTGCTGTTCCAATAGTTGGTGTTCTTGGCATTAAAAAGTCATTAGAGCCTTGAGACTTTTTACCACTTCTTTTACCTATTGCCATGTTATCTCCTTAGTCTTATTATATCAAACTGTTATGCAGTTAAGTCGCCGTATACAACCCAGGTGTTAATTGCTCTCTTAAACAGAGTGCATGATGACCACCGTGTACGTAATTTAAGACCTGGTGTAGCATCTACTGTTACCCCTGCGTCTCCTGCGATTGTTACTTGACCTACACCAGTTTGGAGAATATCAATTGATGTTCCAATTGGGAAGGCCACTGCTGAGTTAAGAGGAATAGTTAGTGTTGTTGCACTAGCATTGCTCATTTCTATTAAGTTGTCTCTTTCAGTCAATGATGACAGAGTATAACTTGCTGTCTTTTGAATAATTGGTGTCCGTGAAGGTACACCTTCTAATCTTTGTGTACCGTCTGCAAATACGATTCCGTTTGCAGTGATGTCTGATGTTGCAGTGATTGAGTTTGCCTCAAGTGTCAAAAGTGCCAAGACATCTAGTGAACCTTGTCCAAAGTTAACTGTAGTTGCTGGCTCAGATGTAACACCATCAAACAATTTCCATTTACCGTCTGTAACGTCTTTGACGATACCAGCATGTTTTTGTGTTCCATCATTATAAGAAACTATCAAACCTAGATCTGTTACGTTGTTAGCGTTTTCATGTCCAAGTTGTAACAGGGTATCTTCAATTTGTAATTGTGTTGCTGATACCACTACGTTAGATCCGTTGACAATAAAGTTTCCATCAACTGTTAAATCTTGATCAATTGTTACATTTCCAGTAAAATCTGCTCCTGAAAGGGATGCTAGATTTCCTAGTGTTGTTGCAAGGTTTGTGATCTTATTTTGATCAATTGTTCCTGATATAGAGTTATTTGTAACAGAGTTAGCAAGTGGTGTTCTTGCATCAGAAAGTCTTGCATCATCTGTAAACACTATTGCTAGTGTATTTGTGATACCATGTACGTTTGATGTGTCAGTTTCGTGATTGCTTAAATCTGTTAATGTTACAAGTGTTGCTGTATTTGATATACCGTGAACATTTGTTATTTCTAGATTATGATCTGAAATTGCATTATCTGTGTATCCTTCTAAATCTGTAACTGCATTTCCTAATTCTTGTTGAAGATCTATTACTGCATTTCCAACCACATCGTCTGCATAATCATTTGCAGCGTTAGCGAAAGAAAGATCTGCATTGTCTAAATACAAAACTACGTTTGCAATTGCACAATCTGTATAATCTTCCATTGATGTTATGGCATTACCAATTTCTTCTGATAAAGAATTAGCAATATCGTTTAAGTTATTGGATAACTGATTAAAATTATTATCTGTATACTCATAAGCAGCATCCTGAGCATTACTTATGTTATTTTGTAACGTTACATAAAAACTTCCATCGTCATTAATTGAATTTGCTATCTCACCAAGGGTATCTAATACACCTGGTGCTGTACCAATCAAATTTGCTATTGCGTTTGATACTAAGTTATCTACATCTGTTGATCTAGCAATGCTGTTTGAAATTTGTGTTAAAGGAATTAAGTTGCTTCCGTCAAGTGTAGCAACACCGTTTGCTGCACCTTTTTGTTCTAATAAAATGTAATCGTCTAGGTTTCCGCCTAGATCTTCTATATTTTTAAAGTATGGCAAATCATCCCATGCGGTAGAGTTGTCACCTATTTTAAATTGTCCTGTGTCGGTTTCAAAACCAATTTCTCCAGAACCCAAAGTAGGGTTAGCATTAGCCCACTGTGTAGCAGTTCCTCTACGTTGTAGCATCCTTGTTGCCATTTTATCTCCCTGTGTAGGTCTTACCTACTTTTGATTTTGTTTTAATTATAACAGTTTTTTTAAAATGTTTTAATTAAATTCACTGTCTGGATTTCCACCATCAAATACTGCTGCCCATGAATTTGAAAATGGTGTTCCACCACTTAATGTAGAAATTTGTGGATCGTCATATTGTTCAGCATCCCAGAATACTGTAACAATTCTTCCGTTACCATCAATTGCTGTATCATGAATGTGATCTGGAATATTTTGTACGTCATTGCTTGTTGCAATTGTAAACCAATCAGTTTCATAATAAACTTTTAATCTTTCTACCGTGGTATCAAACCACATATCCCCATTGTCTGGGGAAATAGGGGCAGTATTTGATACTGGTGTACTAGTTACTACAGAATCTACGTAATCTTTAGTAGTAGCGTGAGATCCTAATGTAGGTTCTCCTACTGCTACCGCGTTTCCAAATGAACCGCCGTTAGTTACGACTAATCCATTCTTGACTTTAAAATCTTTTAGATTTGTGGTCATTTACTGCCCCCTAATTTTTTTACTAGACTAACAATGTTCCAACAACTGTTACATCTGAGTTGTTATTGGCTGTTGCTACTCTTAGTCTTACATCTGTTCCGTTTACGTCTGCAGAAATTGTGGATGCGGATCCATTTGTTCCTACAATTGCGTATTCTGTGATTGCGATGTTGTTTGAAGTATCAAGAGTTAAGATAACTTTTGAAACTTCTGTGTGTGCACCGTAAGCAACTTTTACCAAGAATTCGGCTGAGCGATATTCTGCTAATGCCCAGTCAATTGCTGTAACTGTGCTTGCTGTTGGAGCATTTACTGTTGCTGCAACTTGTCTAGCAACTGTGTTAATATCAATTTCAGTGAAATTAGGTATTACTGCTTCAAGAGCATCTACTGCACGTTGATCTGTGAAGTAAAGGTTTGTTGAACCTTCAACCAAAGCATCTGTGTTAGAATCTCCTACACCATTTTCTGCTGTAATTACCAATCCAGATGAGTTACCTGTGATTGAGATATTTGTTAGAGTTGCCAGTGTTAACAAACTTGCTGCTGACTCTTTAGCCTTTGTATCTGTGAAGTATTCGTTTGTTCCTTCTTCGATATCAGTTGTTGACAAAAGACCAATTGCATTGTCTGTGTAAGAATTTGCATTTCCTAAAGCATTACCTGCTGCAAAATCTGCATAGTCTTCTAGGTCTGCAATTGCATTTCCTATTTCTAGATCAATATAAGTAACTGCATTTGAATAAGCAGTATCTGCTGATCCTGAAACATCATAACTTCCAGTAAAGTTAATTGTGTTTCCTGTAATCTCAATGTCAGTTCCTGCAATCAAAGCATTTTGTTTTTCTGCAACTAAGTTGGTTATTGTTCCAACAAAGTTTGCATCGTCACCAATTGCTTCTGCGATTTCGTTAAGTGTATCTAATAACGCTGGTGCATTGTTTGTTAAATCAGCAATTGCATTACCTACTGCAAAGTCTGTATAATCTTCTAAGTCAGCCACTGCATTGCCTACTGCAAAGTCAGTGTATTCTTCTAAGTCAGAGACTGCATTAGAAATTGCGTTGTCAGTGTATGAGTTTGCATTTGCTAAAGCATTTCCTGCTGAGCCTGCTGGATCATAGTTAGTTGCTAATCCGTCAGCATAATCTTCTGCATCTGCTAAAGCGTTTGCATAAGCATTTGCTGCAGAACCTGCTGGATCGTAAAGTCCAGCCATTGCTGTTTCTGCTCTTTCATCTGTAAAGTAAAGGTTTGTTGTACCTTCTGCTACATCATCAGAATCATGATTAGAAATGTCTGATACTTGACCAGTTACATCTCCAACTAAGTCTGCTGTGATTGTATTTGCAAGAAAGTTTGCAAAGCCATCACGAAGTACTAGTGTGTTTGCCACTGCATTTGATGCTGCGTCTCCACCAACTAAGTCCACAATGTATTGTTGATCATCTGTACTTTTTGTCAAGATGTCAAAGTTGTTAATTCTACCTGTTGTTCCTTCAACGATTAAACCATGTTTAATCTTGAAATCTTTTGCTACTGTTGCCATTTTTTATCTCCTTATGCCTTAAGTCCCATGCGTGCGTAACGCACAGTGACTGGCTTTATTACTGAGTCTGGAGTGATTGTTAAAGCCACTGTATTTCCAGCCCTTGAGACGCTTATGGTTCCAATATTCCCATCGTTGTCTATTGTCCCAAATTCACTAACGGAAACATCTGCTCCGTCAATTAATATGGTCAATTCTGTTGCGTAGTAATAGTTATCGCCTTGTGTTGTTTTAGAAATTGAAACAAGGTACTTAACCATTCTCCACTCTGTTGCATTAAAACTATCAAAAATTGTTGTGTTCTGAATTTCTGATATTGTGTTGTCGTTATTACCGAAGGTGCCAAGGCGTGTTGCTTGGGACGCGGTAGTGTCAATTAAATCTTCATAGTCTTGCTGAGATGGCCTATCGCCAGTCTCATAACGTGATTTTACTGTTGAAATTGATTGTTGTGCCATGACTAAATTATAACATTATTTTTTATAACTTTTTATAAATTAAACGAATATATAGGTTCCTACGTGCACTACTTTAACATGTGGTGCTACATACACAGAACCACCAAGTTTACGCCATAGTGTACAGAAGTAGTAGTCTTCTGACAAAAGTCTTTCTTCTTCTGGGTCTACTTGTGTTTTCCAAAAATCATAAATGTATTCACCTTTTTTAATACCACCCAAATCTAGTTGATCACTTTTATATTTTCCAACATGTTCTTTCATTGTTTCAAAAACATTACGTTTAATTAATAGTAAACCAGTTCCTATGTTTTTTACCTCTAATGGTTTTTTAGGATTATCTGCTACCTTATGTAAGTCTTGTCTATCAACAAAGTTTATGTTTACATAAGATCCAAACCTCTTTAAATCAGGTTTTTTTAATTCTGCTGCTTTTTCTACGTTAGCCCAGTTAATTGCTTTCATTGGCACGGCAGCCCCAATAATATCTAAATCTGTATCAATCATATCTATAACACCATCAGCGTTAAAACCTTCGTCACCATCAATAAACAATAGGTAGTCAGCATCAGATCTTAAGAATAGTTCTGTAAGGGTGTTTCTGGCCCTGTTAATTAAAGATTCGTTGTACAAGTCGTTAAAGGTTACTTTGTATCCTTTGTAGGTTAGTTTCATTACTAGTCCCATGACACTTTTCATAAAGTATCCATGACAAACCCCACCATACATTGGGGTTGCTATAAATATGCTAGGTTTTTCTTTTTTAGCCATATGTCTATTCTACAGTATATAGTTGCTATAGCCAATAACCTGTAAAGGAATTGGGGGCACATTACCTGGACCATACCCTTCTACTGTTATTGTTGTAAATCTTATTCTAAAAGGTAAGGTGTAATTTATTTCTACCGTGCCAGGTTTATAGGATATTTTGGTTTGGTAATAGTCTGAGGTTTCAACACGTCTTAATTTTTGTTTATTGTCATCAACAATAATTGCTGTTGCCATTAGTCAGTTACATCTTCAAGAATAATCATGCTGCCTTGTGCAACTGTCCAAACAATTTCTGATGTAGATAACTCTATATCAAAGATATCTCCTGTTTGAAGATTATGTGATTCTTCTGCTGCAAGTCTAACTGTAAATTCTCCAGCCAAATCGTCTGCATCTGCTGCTGGTGTCAAGAGCATAACTGTATTTGCGTTATCTGTAATTACTCCAAGATCTGTGGCAAGGTTTGGTCTTTTAATTTTCATAGCAATGTCCCAATCTGCTATAACTAAGGGAGATTGTTCATCATCTGTTACGTAAACTTTAAATGCTGAGGTGTCACCACGAACTACTGTCCATTTAACAGTTGGGGGTTTAGCACCTACGTTATATAAATCTTGAGATGAGTTTCTGAGGATAGCCATACTGTAATTATATCACGTTTCTAGGTTTTATATATATATCACTACACCCATTGTTCTCAATAGCATACCCAACTACTTCCCATGATTGATTATGTTTTAAGAACTGAGTCACTGCTGCTGCCACTGCAAATCCACCACGGTTATTACTGTCTGGTTCCCAAAATGAGGCATACATAATAAAATCATTTAGACCTATGATTGTATCAGATTTAGACATTTCTGTAGATTTTAAAAGATCAGATAAAACATATTTAAACCTATGATCTGCATCTATGTAAATATAATCAAATTTTTTGCCTTCTAAGGGAAGAATATGTTGTGAATTACCTATTTCTAAAGATACATTACTATATTCTTTAAATCTTTGTTTTACAAAATTTAAATGTTCAGCCTCATTAAATCTTTGAATTTTTGCACCTTCCCAATCCCACATTTTAAAAGTATCTAATAGTGTTGCACTTTTAACATTTTTGCTGTCTAAAACCAGTTGAGAATAATCTCCGCCCAGTACACCTATTTCTAAATAATCTATATTTTGTGGTATTAAATATTTTAAAGCACTTTCTCTATTTGAAAAAACTTTACAATTTATTAATTGATTATCAGATATTATTTCAACATGATTGTGATATTTTTCAATATCAAAATTCATTAGGAAAGACCGTTCTTTAATGCTCCCCAAGTACCGTTACCTTTAGCGGTAACTACAAGGACTCCATTAGATGCATCCGCATAAGCACAAACTGCTACTGCACCTGCACCACTATCTGGTCTAACATTTGTTAAGCCTCCACCAGTCTTTACGTACAAAATATCACCTGCAGTAAATTCTGATGTATTAACATCTGGTAATACTCCAGATACAACGCACACTCCCTGTGCATTATTTGCTGTTGTAGATTTTAATAATCCTAATATTGGTGATGTTGTTGTAGGAATTGCTTTTCCTATTGTTGTTAAATCTTGTCCTGAATTATGACCATTAATAAATACAGGGGATCCTGCTGCGATTGATGCTCCAGATGTATTAATTACATCTAATTTCATGTAAGATAAACCAAGTCCAGCAAGTGTGCTATCTAGTGAAGTTGCTAAAGAAGCAATATCTCCATGTACGTTTACGTCATCATCAACTTGTGGGTATGGTAAGTTATATATGCTTGATTGACCTGTTGCCATACAAATATTATATCATTTTAAATAATTTTTTGTATTATCTTACTAATATGACATTTTTGATTTGACTTGCTGGCAAATAGATGTTATACTTGATATATGACACCTACCAAGGGTGTCATGTTTTCTTAGGAGAGAACTATGAAAAAAGATAAAAAATTTTTAATAGGATTGCTCGCAAGTCTTGGATTATCTTCAGTATTTTTGAACATTTCTAATGCTCAAGGTGTTGAAACTAACCTGAAAAACGATAACTATGCAACATTTACCGCTGAGGCGGTTTTTTTGCTTTCTAGGCCAGATCACCTAGATAAGCCATCTAGAGATAATGTAAGGACCCTTGCTGAATATCAGGACAAAGGACAACTTACTGATATTGAATTAAAAACTTTACTATCTGCTTGTGGCTTTGAAGATAAGCACCTGGTAGAGGCCTGGGCTATTGCTAAAAAAGAATCAATGGGTAATGCCTTGGCTTTTAATGGCAACAGAAGCACTGGAGACAAATCATACGGACTATTTCAAATAAATATGATTGGTGACCTTAATGATGATAGAAAAGAAAAATATAACTTAGACTACACTAGTCAACTTTTAAACCCATCAATTAACTGTCAAGTTGCTTATATTATGAGTGATGGTGGAAATAATTGGGGACCTTGGAAAGGCATAACTTCAAAAACTAGAGAATTTATGTATCAGTTTCCTAAAGATTAATCTACTGGATAAGCATTATATACAAGTAAAGA